ACTTGCTATGTAGTCAAGGCGACTATCAAGCGTCATGCCACGGATACTTATAATCCGGGTAATCACGATCAAAACCACATCAATCGGGTGGTGGTTCTCAAAACGATTGGAAAGAGAGAATGATGATGAAGGTATATCTTGACGATGAACGAACCCCGCCTGTTGGGTGGGTTCTCGTCAAGACTCCTACCGAGGCAATTGAATTGCTGCAAACGGAAAATGTTTCTGCAATTTCACTTGATCATGATCTTGGTGATGATATTGGAATTGGAACGGGTTATGATGTAGTTCTTTGGATGGAAGAACGCGCATTCAATGGTGGTGTTCTTCCGAGCGTTATCAAGGTTCATTCGGCAAACGTCTCTGCTCGCGTAAAAATGGAGCAGGGTATTCGGAAGATTTTTGAGCTTTTGGAAAGGTAAGAAAATGAAAACAATTTATGAAAATGCAGTGACTCGGGATGCTCTTGTGTATGCCGCAATGATGCATGAAGGTCAGGAACGAAAGTATACCGGAGAAGCATATATCACGCATCCTGTTGCTGTGGCAGAAATGCTTTTGAGTTACGGTATTGAAGATCCTGATATGCACGCTGCCGCTTTGCTTCATGATGTGATTGAAGATACGCCTGCTGAGTATGAGGATGTTGTTGGTAAGTTTGGTCGCGTCATCGGCGGAATGGTTCGTGATTTGACTAAGCTGGAGCTTCCCGGTTTGAACCGCGCCAAGCGAAAGGGAATTGAAGCGGTTCGGCTTGCACAGGTAAGTGAAAAGGTGCAGACGATCAAGTATGCAGATTTGCTTCACAATGCCGATAGCATTATGCTTCACGATCTAAAGTTCGCGAAGGTGTTCATGAAGGAAATGGAAGTTCTTCATGATGAAATGGATAAAGGAAATAGTGGATTGCGTGGTAGGATGAAGTATATCCTCGATGGATGGAAAAAGGTAAAAGGAAGTCGCTAAATGAAGAAGTGTGTCATTTGTAAGGAATATGTGATCGGTGGTTACGGTCACAATCCCGATCCGGTTGAAATTGAAGGTCGCTGCTGCGGAGTCTGTAATGAGAATGTAGTCATTCCGGCAAGGTTGGAAGTCAATTCTATCATTGAAGATAAAATGAAAAAGGTGAGTGATTAAATGAAAATCAGACCGTATTCAAATACATGTCCCGAAATTGAAAGTGTTTATAATCAGATTAGCCGGGAGCTTTCGGCCAATGTTTATGATCGCATGAAACCCTCTCGGGCAATTCGCTTTGCTTTGTACAAGCTGGGATACCAGCGTTGGCGTGGTCCGAGGTTTATTGAATGGAATGAAAATGAAAATTAAACTCAAGGGAAAAACAAGACACGGAAAGAATCGTATTCAACAGCATGGTGAGTGGTGGTTGGTGAAACGAATTACGCCGACTGTCAATTTTCCAACAAAAGCAACTGGTCCGTGGTTTCGATTGGAAGCATTGGATGGTAGTGGTGATTGGAGATTTGTGGCAGCCACAAATGATCCAAATTTTGAAATAATTGAGAGGGATGATAATTAAAATGATGGTTACGTTTGAGCAATTTGAAAAGGCAACTCTGGAAGTCTGGCACTCGATGCAGGATGACCTACATAGTGCAGAAGCGTGTGATGAGATTTCACCTGATGATAAGGATATGGTGGAACACATGATCGCAAAGGTTTTTGGTGAACTTGAGTCTAAGATGTTTACTGAGTTTGGAGGATGGCAGCAGAAGGTACTATGAATAAAGCTATGAATAAAGAGTATCAATACATTGTGGAAGTGAAAAATAATAACATTGATTGGGAAACAAAAGAGGTAGTTCACTATCACGGACCCTTTCCGACAAGAGCAGAAGCAGACCTGTGGGTGTTTGATGAATATTTTCCACTTCCACCCGGTGTTCGCACCAAGGTTTGTGGATTGTTTGGAGTAAATGAGGAGATTAAAAATGAAGAAAACGATAATTGATGAAATTCTGGCACCTGTAGATGACTTTGTAGAAACTGCTGACCTTGGTAAGATTAATAAGACGAAGTTGATTCTTGCACTTAATGCAGTGCGAGCCGACATGAATAGTTTCTTTGCTGATGCCTTTGATCCTGATGATGATTCGTATTATTCTGAGGCATATGTCGAGCAGGTAGAAAAATGGGAATCGGGGATATTTCTTGCTGATAACGACTGTCCTGAGTGTGGTGGTTCGGGCAAGATTTCCGTTCCACTGGGTATGGATGACATTGAATTTGAAATTTGCAGTTGTGTGATTTAATTCAAATGCTCCCGTAGCTCAGCAGGATAGAGCAACGGCCTTCTAAGCCGTGGGTCATAGGTTCAAATCCTATCGGGAGTACCATTCGACTTAATGACAATTCCTGCGCGAACCGTAGTTGGTCTGCACCAAACCTGCGAGATCGTCACATCTACCAGTCAGGGTGAAACAGCAGCGAAATCGCCAACAGAGGAAGCCTCCCTGTGACGAGGGAGGCAGACCTCAATTTTAATTTCATTCATTGGAGGTATTGAATGTTTGACGAAGATGTTATGCACGACATTTATTGTGCGGCACTTAAATTGATGTTTGATGAAAAATTTAAATGGTCATTTCGCGATGCAGCGATCATTGAGGCATCACGTCATACATATGCTGGCGAAGCATTAATTCAGATTGCTGATGAACTTGAGCTTCGCGATGATGTTGAGAGATATTCCGATGTCCATAAAGAAGTTTATGGTTATCGTCCTGAATCCGAAGACATGATTAATTTTCGTAAAATGCCTGCGGTTCAACGTATGTTAGAACTTAATTTGTTGTACGGACAAATTGAGAAGGAAGAATAATAGATACGGACCTTTAGCTCAATTGGTAGAGCAGGGGACTTTTAATCCCAAGGTTCTGGGTTCGATTCCCAGAGGGTCCACCATATTCCCCAGTAGCTCAATTGGCAGAGCATTCGGCTGTTAACCGAAGGGTTGTAGGTTCAAGTCCTACTTGGGGAGCCATTTTTTAACCCACGGTTATCCTTTTACGGATAATCCAAGTCTATTAGGATAAAACTCGGAACCTAATAGCGCCGGAGTTATACCGGGTGGGTACTTTTTGCAAATCGGTTGTCCCGACCATTTTTTAGGCTCGTAGCACAATTGGTAGTGCATCGGACTCCAAATCCGGTGGTTGGGGGTTCAAGTCCTCCCGAGCCTGCCATTTTTTAGGGGCGGTAGTTCAATTGGTTAGAGCATCGGCTTGTCAAGCCGGAAGTTGCGGGTTCAAGTCCCGCTCGCCCCGCCATTTAAAAATTAAAGAAGGAATGTGGTTATGTCTGTAATGTGTAAGTTGTGTGGTGTTTACGAATATGAAACAGAAACACCCGTATCAAAGGATACGGAAGAACATGTGGATATTCGTGAATGCATTCGGCAGTTGAAGCAATTGATTGATACTCTTCGGGGTTAGGATAGGAAAAAATATGAAATTTGGATTTAAGCATAATAGCGAAACTGAAAAGTATGAAGTGTTTGAATATGATGAGACAGCCTTGAACATTGGGTTGTATAAGATCAAGCGTGACGTTGCCGAGTTTGATTGGTATCACGAAGCTCTGGTGTCCTGTGAGGCACTGAATATTGATTGGGAAAAGAACAGGAAAGAAATATAATGAAAATGAAAATAAAGGCAGCTAAAAAGAATGCTAATTATCACGGAGCCCTCGCAATGAAACGGGCTGATTCTCGTGCCGAGCATAAGCGTTTATATTTGCAAGACGATGCTTGGAAGGATCTTTTGCCTGAGGATCTCGTATATCTAAATCGTCAACAACGTAGATTTGTGTTGGCGAAACAACGGAAGGAAATCCGAAAGAATAAATGAATAATGATTTTATGCCGGGTTGGCGGAATTGGTATACGCAGGAGACTTAAAATCTCCCGACCTTTGGTCATGCGGGTTCGATCCCCGCACCCGGCACCATTTTTCAAATAAAGGAAAACGTGTGAATATTGAAGAACTCCAAAAGGTAATTGGAACACCCGAAGAAAATCGAGATGTTCTTGTAAAGTCGTTGCTCTTGGATTTAAAATTGAAATGTACGCAATGCAATACGGAATATGTAACTGAGGAAATGATGGAGGAAATGACGATCATGCATTATGCAGATGCAACAAATCCTCGTCAAATGACCTGTCAATTTGTGTGTAGGTGTGGTCATAGTGGTGGATATACATTCAAGCCCAATCCGTTTATTCCAGTATTTCAACCGAAGATCACGTCAGCTTTTAAATGTGCGGGTGGGAAACAAATGGAAAGACCGTATACAGAATGTTGGTGTGTAACTTGTGATGTATGGCAAGACACACTTGAAGTTGATTTTGTTGATGTGCAAGAGAATGCATATGGCGAAGACAGTTTTACTTTTGTGTGTCCCTTGTGTGATAAAACTCAAACTTCATTGGTTCGTGGAAGGTAAATATGGCATTGACAAAAGAAAATACATTGGGTCGTAAGGCAATCCGAGATATAGTAAAATATGCAGAAGTCTTGGGGCATGTTTCATCTTTTCCAATTAAGGTTGTATTTGTCGATTTTGTTGATTGCTTTGGTCATGCTGAACTCAAGGGTTCTGGTAAGAAACAATATTTTGAACTTGCTTTAGATTCAAAGTACATGAAGACACCTCATGGGCGAGATTTGTGTATGGTTGTTGCCATTCATGAACTCGCCCATATATATACATGGTCAGGTGATCCACATGTAGAAGAGGCGAAGACGCTTAAATATGGTGATCATGGTCCCGAGTTTGGTATTGTCTACGCTCAACTCTGGACGGATTTGATGGAAGGATACATCCCAGGAGTGGATGAAGAAGAGGAAGAAGATGATTGATATAGTATTAAAAGCAATGGCAGATTCGTATTGGCCTTTAATACTTGCTGGTGCGTTATATATAGGACAGATGATTGCCTATCTTCGGCAGAATGAAGTCGGAATGGCAGTTACATTTGGAGCATATGCTCTGGCGAATTTTGGTTTGGTTCTTGATTATATAAAGAGGTTTAATTAAATTATGCGTGGATTGGGAATTTTGAAGTTCTATAAGATGTATGATGATGTGGTACTTCCGACCCGAGCAACACCAGAATCAGCATGTTTTGATATTTCGGCATATTTGATTCCGGGGAAAGAATTGAAGTCTCATGATAATTATATCTGGACAACGAATATTGTGGATGAAAATGAACGATCAGTTTTGTTTGGATCGGGAACACGGATGTTGATTCCCACTGGATTGATCGTGGATATTCCGGCAGGACATTCTGTTCGTCTGCATCCTCGATCTGGACTTTCATTTAAGTCTGGATTGACTCTTGCGAATCAGGAAGGAATTATTGATTCAGATTATAAGGAAGAAATTTTTGTTTCTATGACCAATATTTCTCCTCGCCCAAAAAAGATTATACATAATCAGAGAATTGCTCAAGGTGAATTGGTTGTTCATCAGAGTTATTTGATTAGGGAAACTGACGAAAGACCTGTGAGGACTACTGAACGAAAGGGTGGCTTTGGTTCTACTGGGGAATGATTAAAAAGGAGAATTGAATTGAAATTAGAAGTATCTATGGAGGAAATGAGAAAGAAGAAGATTTTCGTTGGTACTCCGATGTATGGTGGTCAGTGTCATGGTATGTATACCAAGGCAACAAATGACCTTGCTGCCATGTGTGCCAATATGGGAATCGAACTTCGTTTCTTTTATTTGTTTAATGAGAGTCTGATTACGCGAGCAAGGAATTATATTTGTGATGAGTTTATTAGATCAGGATTTTCTCATTTGGTTTTTCTGGATAGTGACATTGGGTTTAATCCACATGATGTTCTGGCGATGGTAGCACTTGCTGATAAAGATTCTGATAAGGATATTGTCTGTGGTCCGTATCCAAAGAAGTGTATTGCATGGGAACGTATTGCTGCTGCCGTAGAGTATGGTATTCCGCCGGATGGAAATCCTGCTTCACTTGAGCAGTATGTTGGAGACTTTGTTTTTAATCCAGTTGGCGGATCGCAACGTATGGCAATCGGTGAGCCGGTAGAGGTGTTGGAAGGTGGCACCGGGTTCATGTGTATTCAGCGACATGTATTTGAAAAGTATGCCGAGGCATATAAGGATATTGCTGCATATCTTCCCGATCATAATCGCTCGGAACACTTTGATGGCTCTCGCGAGATTACTGCATTCTTTGACACTATCATCGACCCGCAGTCTCGACGTTATTTGTCTGAGGATTACATGTTCTGTCAGTGGTCGAGAAAGATTGGTTTCAAGGTATGGATGTGTCCGTGGATGCAACTTCAGCATATTGGTTCCTATGTGTTTGCCGGAAATCTTCCTGCAATTGCACAGTTGCCGAATGCTTCTCATGGTGGAGTGATTGATAAGCCTGTTGCCAAGATGGCAGGATCAGGTAAGCCTTTGGATATTCAGCCTCCACAGGTTCAACCTCCGCAGGAACCGATCCCGTTTCCTAAGATAAATGAAGAACAACTTGCAACTCGTGCTGAACGAAGACGAAAGGAAGCAGAAGAGAGAAGGAAAAAGAGAAAGGCAGCGAAGAAATCAGCGAAGAAATGATTATGTGGAAATATGATGAATTAGAAAATTTGGAAATGGTAAAGGATTATATTGAGCAGACATATAATCAACATTACGTTGGTGCTGATGATAATGGTACTCAGATTCAAGACTTACTAAATTCAATCGGTGTTGCAGAGCATTTTTGTCAAGGGAATGCAATGAAGTACATCGCACGGTATGGAAGGAAAAAAGGCAAAAATAAACTTGACTTATTGAAAGCAATGCATTATATTTTACTATTGATGCATTTTAGTGAACTTAATGATGGAGATCAAAATAATGCAAATCAATGAAGATACACTCGCAATTCTGGATAACTTTTCGTCGATCAACGATTCTATTATGTTGAAGGCGGGTTCTGAAATTAAGACTATTTCAGAAGCTCAGTCAATTTTGGCACGAGCAGTTGTTCCTGATAAGTTTTCTGTAGATTGTGGGATTTATAATCTAAGGCAGTTTTTGAGTGCAGTGAGCCTTTTTGATGAACCTGATTTTACCTTTATGGAAAGTCAGGTTGTGGTAAGTGGAGACGGTAATAAGAATTTTGTATACAATTATAGTGATCCGAGTTTGTGGAGAAATCCCCCTGAGGGAAGTGGAGGTGTTATTAAGTATGATAAGCCCATGATTCAATTTAATTTGAGTCAGAGTAATATTAAGATGTTGATGAAGGCTGCTGGGGTTTTGAGTGTCCCTCATGTGGTTGTTTGTGTTCTTGATGGTCTTTTGTCTGTTCGTGTAATGGATATGTCAACTCCGACATCATCAAACTCATTTCTTTTGGATATTGATGATGAGTCTGTTGTATTCGATGATGAATTCAAGGCATCTAATGAATTTGATGAATATAAGGCAACCTTTATGGTCAATAATCTAAAGATTCTTTCGGGTAATTATGATGTACGACTTGCCAATAATGGCGGTCTGGCACATTTTATCAATGAGGATATTTCTTTGGAATATTGGGTAGCTTCGGAAACTACGTTTTCTACAGTTTTTAAGTAGTATAAATAACCTAAACTGTTACAATAAGAAACACAGATCGGATGTTCCGGTCTGTGTTTTTTTAACAAGGAGATCATGTTATGAGTGGTAATATTAGATATATGATGATGACGCTGGTAGTTGCTCTGTGTCTGTTCGTTGGAACGGAAGCCTTTGCGAAGGATAAGAAGGGTAAGGGTGTTACTATTGGCAATTCAATTACAGTAAATGGTGGCGTTCGTGCAGATGTTGATTCTGATACGGACGAGTTTGCCGTGGATAATTCTCGACTTGCCTTTGGTGTAGATACTTCGTATGGTATTTCTGCCGATGTTGCAGTTCAGTATGATGGAACCAGCACAAATGACGTTGATATTCTCGATGCGGTAATTAGTGTTGATGTTCCTACATTTGATTTTGTATCTGGAGTAAAGGCAGGTCGATTTTTGGCTCCACAGGATCGAGCTGGTCTAAATGACGTATATGGGCAGATTGCTTGGGATGGTCCCACAGTTGTCCAGAAGTATCCTTCGGTAAATGGATATGGTCGTTTGAATGGTGCAGAAGTTTATGGTAGTGTATCTACTGTGAATTATTTGTTTGGTGTATTTGAAGGTGTTGAAACCAATAATGCATTGATTGCCGGTCGTTTGGATACCGAGATTGAAGGTGTCAATCTGGGTTTTGCATTTCAGACACAGAATGATGCTGATTTGTCTGGATCTTCTGATTTCTTTGGATGGAATCTAGATGCAGCGTTCAGTCGAAATGTTGATAAAGTTGGAACTGTTGATTTGAGTGGTGGGTTTTTCAAGTATGATCTTGATGGCGCTCATTATGTTCCTGGTATTGGAATTAATGAGGGTCTGGGTGGATATGTCACTGGAGCAGTTACTCTTAATAATACTCTTGGTAAGCGAGTAACACCGCAGCCTTTTGTTCGTTATCAGAATTTCCAGTTTGATGGTTCGCAAGATGGAGAGCAAGAGCGTTGGGATGCTGGTGTAAATCTTATCTTTGATGAGAAGACAAACACCAAGTTGACAGTATCATATTTTAATGATGAATTGCTTGGCGTTACAAGTGATGGGGTTTTGGCAGGAATTCAGTTTGCGTTTTAAAAAATATTTCAATATTCAGTAAAATCGTTATAAATATATATGTAAGACGCTGAACCCCCACCGAACACCCTCTCAGAGATATTCTTTCTCTGGGGGGGTGTTTTGGTATAAAACAATAAATGAGGATAATTTGATTATGAAACTTCGTGATGATTTTATTTGGAGTCAAAAGTATCGACCCCGAACTATCGAGGACTGTATCCTTCCCGATTCGCTGAAGGATACTTTTCTTGAGTTCGTTTCAAATGGTGATATTCCAAATCTTCTTCTTTCAGGGACCGCAGGTGTTGGTAAGACGACAGTTGCACGGGCACTGTGTGAGCAGATGGATGTGGACTATATTGTTATTAATGGCAGTGAAAGTGGAAATATTGACACGCTTCGTAATGATGTGAGAAATTTTGCTTCTACAATGAGTTTTACTTCTACCGGAAAGCGGAAGATTGTTATTATTGATGAGGCAGATTATCTTAATCCACAATCAACTCAACCTGCACTTCGTGGGTTTATTGAAGAGTTCTCTAAGAACTGTGGGTTCATCTTTACTTGTAATTACAAGAATCGTATCATTGAGCCGATTCATAGTCGGTGCAGTGTTATTGATTTTCGGTTTTCCAAGAAGGATCGCCCGAAGCTCGCGATGAATTTGCTCAAGCGAATTATTGAGATTCTAGAAAATGAGTCTGTGACATTTAATGAAACGGTTCTTGTTGAACTTATTACCAAATACTTTCCTGACTTCCGGCGAGTGCTTAATGAGTTGCAGCGATATTCTGTGTCTGGTGATATTGATGCGGGCATTCTGACGACTATCACGGAGCAGTCCATCAAGGATCTCATGAAGCACTTGAAGGAGAAGAACTTCAAGAACATGCGGAAGTGGGTGGTGGAGAATCTTGATGATGATCCGTCACGAATCTTTCGTTTGGTTTATGATGGGTTGTATGGTAATGTTAAGCCACAGAGTATTCCACAGGCAGTAATTTTAATTGCAGACTATCAATATAAGTCTGCATTTGTTGCCGACTTGGAATTGAATTTGGTTGCATGTTTGACGGAACTAATGGTAGAATTGGAGTACAAGTAAAATGAGATGGATTATAATTGCAATACTAATTGGTTTGTCACTTACCTATACTAAGTGTCAATGGGATGAATGTCGAGATAATGATTTGTCGGCGTTTTATTGTTTTCAGCATATTGCTGGATAAGAAAGGAATTATATAATGCCGTATATTCATAAGAAAGAACGTGAGTTGATTGATCATGATGCAGACTTCACTGGTATGTCTGGATTGTCCAAGTTCCTTCATAAGCTGGATACACTCAGGGATAGTGTAAGTCATAGTCACATGGCAACTCACCCCGGAACACTGAACTACATCATCACTCGTTTGTGTGATTATTGGAGTCGGGATTTTTCGGGTGAAGCGAATTACGAAAAGTATAATGCAGTGATTGGTGTGCTTGAGTGTGTCAAGCAGGAACTCTATCGGAGGCAGATTGCTTCGTATGAGGATGAGAAGTGTGGAGAAAATGGAGATGTTTATAAGGAACGTGCAAAAAAAGCTCCCGGCATTACTGCATATGATGATGTTCCTGTTGCAGACCTTAGAACAAAAGATGATGAATTGGTCTGGCCTAAAGGAGATGTGTAATGGCAAAATTGGGTGATTTTCTGACAGCGATTAATCTAAGTAAGAAAAATCTAATAGAAGATGATCCGCAAACAGAAAAGGAATATGTACCTTTTGTGGTCAATCGTACAATGTCATATTTTCCTGATACAGTTCTTTATGCAAATGAACTAAACCTTCGGGGACATCTGGACAACCGTTTGCAGAATGATTATCTGCTAAATAGTATTAGGAGAAAAAAGCGGTTTTCGAGATGGTTGAAGCCTGAAAAGAATGATGACATTGATGCGATTAAGGAGTATTATTCTTGTAATTATAGAAAGGCTCACGAAATTGCGAAGGTGTTGACGGGTGAACAGCTATCTCTTATTCATGAAACATTGAAGAGAGGTGGATTTCAAAATGGAAAGCGAACCAAAAAACGAACCAATTCCAGTTGACTTAACTACTTTAGTTGAAGTTGAATTAGCACAAGAAGAGGATTTCTTGAAAATACGAGAGACATTAACTCGTATTGGAATTGCAAGCCGTAAAGAAAAAACACTCTATCAGTCCTGTCATATACTTCATAAGCGTGGGAAATATTATATTGTCCACTTCAAGGAACTCTTTGCATTGGATGGAAAGAATTCTAATTTCAATGAAAATGATCTTGGGCGTAGAAATACTATTGTAAATTTGTTGGCAGAATGGGGATTGTTGAGTTTGGTTGATGTCAATAAGAGTTCTGAACCAGTTGTTCCCCTCGGGCAAATTAAAATAATTACGCACAGAGATAAGAGCGATTGGAATCTGGTTGCTAAATATAATATTGGCAATAAAAAAAAGTAGGTTATTTTGATGTATGAGTACCGAGCAAAAATAGTTAGTGTCTATGATGGTGATTCAGTTAGAGCAGACATTGATCTTGGTTTTGGTGTCTGGTTAAATAATCAGGCTATTCGTTTGGCTGGGATAAATACACCAGAGATTCGTGGAGAAGAGAAGGAAGAAGGACTCCGGGCAAAGCAACGATTGCTTGAAATTCTTGGATATTCGACCAATGATTGTATTATCAAAGTAAAGAAGTATAATGATCGAGGAAAGTATGGAAGAATTATTGCTGAGCTTTGGGTTGAGACAGGTACTACTGCGGCAGTTTCAGTAAATGAAATGTTATTAAATGAGGGATACGCCACAAAATATCAAGGATGATTTTTATGATGACCCCACTTGACAAACTGTAATGGGGGTTATCTTTTAGGTATTAGACGAATGCCGATTGTCGGGTTTGTTTAATAAAAAAGAGATAAAACATCTCGCTTTAAATAAGGAGAAATAAGATGGTTACAACTAGAAGAGTACCGAGTATTTTTAATGAACTTCGTAGTGATCCATTCCTTTTGGGATTTGATCAGATTTTTGATCGACTACTTTCGACCAGTGTTGGAACAGGACAGGCTGCGTCATATCCTCCCTACAATATTGTAAGGAATGATAATTCCGATAGCTTTGCTATTGAGATTGCCCTTGCTGGATTTACAGAAAACGACATTAAGGTTACGGTGAAGGAAGATGTTCTCACCGTTGAATCCGAGAAGGATCATGGTGCCGATTCTGCTGTGTATGTTCATCAAGGAATTGCAGCCCGTAATTTCAAACGTGTGTGGACACTTAGTCCTACGGTTGAGGTTATTGGAGCCGAGTTTACGAATGGTCTTCTCGTAATTTCATTGAAGAACGTCACGCCTGAAGAAGATAAGGTTCGTGTAATTGATATTAATGGTGTCTCTGCGGAAGGTCCGCAGACGTTGAACGGATAAATATCATTATTCGTTCGGGGGAGGGGGGTTTTATACTCCCCTCCCCTTCTTATAGGGGGTAGTTTGTGAAAAAGAAATACAGTTTTAAACGACCAAAGAGATCAATAGATCGTGTGTTTATTCATTGTTCTGCATCATCAAATCCACTTCATGATGATGTTGATGTTGTTCGTGGGTGGCACAAAAAATTAGGTTGGAAAGATATTGGTTATCATTTTTATATTACTTCTGTTGGAGAGTTGCAAATTGGTCGTAAATTAGAATTATCTCCTGCTGCCCAAAAGGGTAACAATGTTGGAACTATTGCAATTTGTCTTTCGGGATTAAAGGTTGATGATTTTACAGAGAGACAGTTCAACACACTTCGCGAGTTGTGTGAGGATATAAATGAACAAATACCGGATGTCACATTTCATGGTCATAATGAAGTGTCTGTCAAAGATTGTCCGGTGTTTGATTACAAAACAGTTTTGAGTTTAGATAAATTTGGAGCAATACAAAGCGATTTAGAAGTTGATGATTTAGAGACTCGTATTGGTGAGTTGGAGGTTCGGGTTTCTAAATTAGAATTAGCAAACGATTAAATTTGGAAATATATTATGAATTTTTATACGAATGTGAAAGCCACTGGAAATGATATTCTTTTCCGTGGTGTTGATGATAATGGAAAGCGATTTCGGAGACGAGAGAAGTATTCTCCGACATTGTTTCTTCCGACAAAAGAAGACTCTAAGTACAGGACGCTGAATGGTAGAAAGGTAAAGTCATTTCAGCCTGGAGGTATTAGAGAAACTCGCGATTTTATAGATCAGTATAAGGATGTCTCTAATTACGAGATATACGGAAATGATAATTTTGCATATTGTTTCATTGGGGACATGTATCCTGGTGATGTTGAATATGATATGAATAAATTGGTCATTGCCAATATTGATATTGAGGTTGCGTCTGATGAGGGGTTTCCGAATGTAGAGACAGCCGGATCTGCTGTCATTTCAATTGCAGTAAAGTTTAATGATGACTTTTATGTCTTTGGTTTTGATGAACCAGAGGATTGTCAAATTGAAAAGACACTTGCGGACAGGGACATTAAGTATATTTCATGTGAAGATGAAGATGATCTACTCGTTCGATTTCTTGATTGCTGGATGGAACATTCTCCTGATATTGTTACTGGGTGGAATGTGAGCGGGTTTGATATTCCCTATTTGTATAATCGTCTGGAGCGTCTGTTCAATCAAAAGATTGCACGAAGTTTGTCTCCGTGGCGGTTTGCATCTATTCGTAGATTCTATGCAGGTTATGGTAAAGATCAGATTTCTGTTGAGTTGAGTGGGATTTCGGTCCTTGATTATCTGGAGCTGTATAAGAAGTTTACATATATCAATCGAGAAAGCTATCGGCTTGACTATATTGCAAATGTAGAACTTGGAGAGAGTAAGCTCTCGTATTCTGAGTTTGGTAGTTTGCATACGTTGTACAAGAGGGACTACCATAAGTTCATTGAGTATAACGTAAAGGATGTGGAGCTTGTTGATCGTCTTGAAAACAAGATGAAGTTGATTGAGATGGCAGTCGCACTTGCGTATTCAGCCAAGGTTAATTTGGGTGATGTATTTTCGCAGGTGCGTATGTGGGATAGCATTTGTTATCATCATCTTCGCAAGAAGAACATCGTGCTGCCTCCTCGAAAGAGTGCCGACAAGAATTTTCAGTTTGAGGGTGCCTATGTCAAGGAACCTCAAGTGGGCGCTCATAACTGGGTTGTTTCTTTTGATTTGAACTCTCTGTATCCTCACTTGATGATGCAGTATAACCTGAGTCCTGAGAAAATGATTCCAGAGGAAAGGGCAAATAAGGATCTTGTTGATTCTTTGAAGCGCGGTCCTTGGGACACTATTGCCAGTTATGATAAACTTATTGATAAGGAGTTTGACACATCGCTATTGAAGCGGGATAATCTTACGGTTACTCCAAATATCATGTTTTTCAAGCGAGATTCGCAAGGGTTTCTTCCTGAGATTCTGGAGGATCTTTACAATAAGCGAAATTCTTCTAAGAAGAAGATGCTTGAATGTCAGCAGTTGGCAGAGAGTGCAACAGGAGCAGAAAAGCAGAAGTATTTGAATTTGATTTCCAAGCACAATAACGATCAGCTTGCCCGAAAGGTTCAGTTGAATAGTGCCTATGGTGCGTTGGGTAATCAATACTTTCGGTTTTTTGATATTCGCATTGCCACGGCAGTTACCAAGACTGGTCAGTTGTCAATTCGTTGGATTGAGAAGAGAGTCAATGACTATATGAACCACATTCTAAAAACAGAGGATGTTGATTATATTGTAGCCAGTGATACAGATTCGATTTATGTCACAATGGAAAAATTAGTAGATAAGATATTTCCAGAGGGGGCATTTTCATTAGAGTCGATAGATAAGATTGTTAATTTTCTTGATAAGGTTGCCACAGAAAAAATTGAACCGTTTATTGATTCGTGTTATGATGAATTGGCTGATTATATGAATGCATATGAACAGAAAATGTCAATGAAGCGAGAAGCAATTGCTTCAAGAGGATTGTGGACTGCCAAAAAGCGATATGTTCTAAATGTGTATGATAATGAAGGAGTTCGATATACGGAACCTAAATTGAAAATTATGGGATTGGAGGCAGTCAAGTCTTCTACGCCGGAAGTGTGTCGTGATAAGATTAAAGAGACATTGATGGTTATCATGAATGGAACCGAAGATGATGTGATTGGATATGTGGATAAATTTCGTGATGAATTTATGTCTCTCCCTGCGGAGGATGTTGCGTTTCCTCGTGGTGTTAATGGTATTGAGAAATATACAGATGGAGATACCTATATAAAGCATACACCTATTCATGTAAAGGGGTCTATTATCTATAATAATTTGATTAAGGAGAAGTCGTTGGGTTTACAGTATCAAAGGATAATTGATGGTGATAAAATTAAGTTCTTGTATTTGAAGATTCCTAATCCTGTTAAATCGCCAGTTATCTCAATTGTAAATGAGCTTCCAAATGAGTTTTGTTTGGAAGGTTATGTTGATTATGACAAGCAATTTGTTAAGGCATTTCTTGATCCAATTAAAGTGGTGTTGGATTGTGTTGGTTGGAAGGCGGAACGAACTGGTTCCCTAGAAAGGTTTTTTGTATGACTGAATATCAAGAAGAGATTGACATTGAATCCTCGAATGTGGGTGAAGCAATGTCGGCATTGTTTGGTGGTGAAGCTGATGGTTTAGAGAAGTTTGGGATGATGATGATCATGGATGATATTAAGGCAGACTCAGTAAAGCCTGTCATAGAATGGATCTTTAAAAATAATCTGTCATCGTCTCAATTTGAAAAGTTGATATTGGTATTGAATTCTGGAGGGGGAAGTGTTACGGATGCATTTGCATTGATTGATACAATGAAAGGTTCTGGTGTACCAATTCATACAGTTGGTTTAGGAGAGGTTTCCAGTGCTGCATTGATGATTTTTATGGCAGGAGAAGTTGGTCATAGAGTAATGACACCAAATACTTCCATATTGTCTCATCAGTATTCGTGGGGTAAATGGGGAAAGGAACATGAATTGGTTACTGCAAATAAGGCATTTGAATTGACATCGAAACAAATCACAAATCATTATATGAAGTGTACTGGAATGACAGAAAAAAAAGTTCGTGAAATTTTGCTTCCTCCGCATGATGTTTGGTTGAGCGCGAAGGAAGCAAAACGGTATGGTATTTGTGATACAATAAAGGAGTTGTACTAATGATTAGAATAATTACACAAGACGGCTGTAGGTGGTGTGATAAATCAAAGGATTTGTTGTATCGCCATTCGATTGTATATGAAGAACTTAAAATTCCAGAGTCGTTGTCCAAAGAAGAGTTTTTTAATTTGATTAATGAACATAATACAACTCCATCTGTACCAAAGATATTTAAAGATAAAGATTTAATTGGTGGATATGCGGACCTTGTAGAATATATTGAAAACCATCAAGGTGGTGTTGGAGAAGGAGGATTTTAGTAGATGAGTGGAACATTTGATTTTCTTGGTGACTTGAGTAAGGTGAATCCGTTTGTTGATCAGTATGCAGATGTGACTTCTTATACCGATACGGGTTCTTATATTTTGAATGCGTTGATTTCGGGTTCTATTTACAAGGGACTTCCGGGTAATAAGATTACTGCATTGGCTGGTGAGTCTGCAACAGGAAAGACGTATTTTCTTTTGGGCATTGTTCGTCAATTTCTTAAAGACAATCCAACGGGCGGTGTCATTTTCTTTGAGAGTGAATCTGCAATTACTAGTACAATGCTTGACGAAAGGGGAATTGACAGCAGGCGCGTGACGATGCTTCCGGTGTCTACGGTAGAAGAGTTTCGTACACAGGCAATGATTATTCTCAAGAGAGTAGAAGAGACTCCTGAGAGTGATCGTCATCCATTGTTATTTTGTCTAGATAGCCTTGGGCAGTTGTCTACAACAAAAGAAGTTTCGGATGTGACTGCTGGATCGGACAAGCGTGATATGACACGGGCACCCATGATTAAGGGTGCATTTCGTGTGTTGACTATTCAGTTGGGAAAGTTGGGCATTCCGATGATTGTTACTAATCATACTTATGACAGCATTGGCAGTATGTATCCGACAAAGGAACTTGCTGGTGGTAGTGGTTTAAAGTATTCTGCCGACAATATTGTTTTTCTGTCCAAGAGAAAAGAAAAGGTTGGGACAGACGTTGTTGGTAATGTTATTCATTGTCGTAATTATAAGTCTCGTTTGACTGTGGAAAATAAGATGGTTGATGTGATCCTTCGGTATGATACAGGCCTTGATCGGCATTATGGTTTGATTGACCTTGCTGTTGATCATGAGATTTTTAAGAAGGTGTCAAATAAGATTGAATTGCCGGATGGGAACAAACATTTTTCGAGTCATATTATAAAAAATGCAGATAATATTTTTACAAAAGATTTACTAGATAGGATTGACGAAGCATGTCAAAAAGAATTTTTATATGGTTCTGCACAAAAGGAGACGGATGATGTGGGAACAGAGTAGTGAGATTAAAGATTATTATAAGTTGGTGCCTGATCCAGATGATAATGAAGAGGGTGCAATTGAGATTATATCGGGTCCGTTTACCGGATTAGTTTATAAGTATGGCGATTTTAGATTTAAAAAGGCAGAGAGTGAGGATGAACAACCCACAGTTGAGTATCACTTTGAAGTGATTCATATTCCAGAAGAGATTCGGGATGTAGAGTATCCTGATGTAATGAAGGAAAGTTTTGATAAATTATTAGTGGATATTCTGCTTGATATTGTTCAAGAGAATATTGCAAAGGAAGTGAGAGTTGATTATGACAGTACGGACGGAGAAGGTGATATTGACGAGTCTTTTGAAAGACGAGTCTTTTATAAAATCGACAGTCCCCTTTCTCAAGAGTGAGTATTTTCATGACAGAGTAGAGAGAATTGTATTCGGTGCCATTATTGATTATGTGAATAAGTATAATAGTAATCCTACGGCAGATTCTTTGGTTATTGAACTCAATGAAAAGAGCAACATTGGAAAGGAATTTGATCAGGCTGTTGATATAATCAATGAAATTGATAAGGCAGATTTTGATTATGATGAAAAATGGTTGATTGATACGACAGAAAAGTTTTGTCAGGATAAGGCAATCTATAATTCAATCATGGAGTCGATTGAAATTTTGGATGGGAAGACAAAGAAGGATAAGGGATCTATTCCGAGTCTTTTGACCGAAGCTCTTTCTGTTTCTTTTGATTCACATATTGGTCATGATTATCTTGAAGATGCGTCGGAACGATATGAGTATTATAGGAGAAAAGAAGATCATATTCCTTTTGATTTGACAATGTTGAATGACATCACTGAAGGTGGATTGACGAATAAAACATTGAATGTTCTGATGGCATCGCCGGGTGCAGGTAAGACCTTGGCAATGTGTCACATGGCAGCGAGTGCCATGACGACCGGGCATAATGTTCTTTACATTACGTTGGAAATGTCAGAAGAGAAAATCTCTGAGAGGATTGATGCGAATTTAATGAATGTGTCAATGGCAGATTTGAAGAGTTTGCCGAAGCAGATTTATGATAAAAAGATTTCAGATATTCGACACAAAACAACAGGTAAGTTGATTATAAAAGAGTATCCAACAGTGCAAGCTGGAGCGGGGCATTTTCGTCATTTGGTGAAGGAGCTTGCCATGAAGCGAAAGTTTGTTCCTAGTTTGATCTTTATTGATTATATCAATCTTTGTCAATCTGTGATTTACAAAGGAGCAAATGTAAACAGCTATGAGAAGATCAAAAGTATTGCCGAAGAACTTCGTGGTTTGGCAGTGGAACTTGTTGTTCCTATTGTGACGGCAACGCAGATCAATCGAACAGGTGCATCCAGTACAGACGTTTCGATGGAGAATGTGGCTGAGAGTTTTGGTCTTCCTGCAACGGCGGATCTTTTTCTTGCGTTGATTCGGACAGATGAGTTGGATGAGTTGAATCAAATTATGGTCAAGCAATTGAAAAATCGTTATTCGGATATCACAAGAAATAGAAGATTTGTTTTGGGTGTGGATCGCTCAAAGATGCGTTTGTTTGATTGTGAAGATGATGCACAGGATGATTTGATTCAGGATGATGAATTAAATACTCCCCGAGGGAACGGAAGGGACTTCTCTGAATTGATCGTTGACTAAATAGTAGTATTGTAGTGTTTTTGATCAAATACACTTACTACAAGGAGATGAATTATGGACTTTCTAACAGGTGTAAATATCAGTGCGATCCTTGAGATCATTGTTCAGATTGTTGGTGTAGCTTCACTCGTTGCTACATTGACACCTAATGAAGCTGATAATAAGGCAGTTGATTTTGTTTTGAACATTATCAACATGCTTGGTGCAAATGTCGGTAAGGCTTCTAACGACCCCGGAGTCTAATCATTGCATTTGAATAACTGAATAAACCCAGAGTTTAGGTCATATGACCCAGGCTCTGGGTTTTTATTATGGGTTTGTTATGGAAAAAGAAAAGATATTGGAGACACTTGCAGATATTGCTCGCGATCTCGACAAAGACATGAATCGGACTGGCGCTCGCCATGCTGCTGCGGTAGTCTATAAAAATCAGGTTGTGTCTTATGGCGTCAATCAGAAAAAGTCTCATCCATTTCATTCTCGGTTTTCGGATCATGATGATGCCATCTTTCTTCACGCAGAGACGGATGCCATCAAGAATGCATTGAGACAAATTTCTGAGGATGACTTGGAGAAGGCGTCATTATATGTATGCCGCATCAAGTATGATTCAAATGGACCGGGCAAGCAGTTGACATGGGGAAATTCAAAGCCGTGTCTTGGATGCCAGCGTGCCATTGCGACCTTTGGAATAAGGGATGTAATTTATTCTCAGGATGGTGTAGGAAACCATTGCCTTTTATAAATAATATTGTATTGTTTTAAGGGGATTGTCTGTGGAAATTACTCAATCAACTCAACCATTATCTGGTACTACTGGATTAAAGATTGAAAAGTATGCACCATCTGTTGCAGATATGTTTGCTGCTGGAAAATTTAAGGTTAGTTCCACGAAGATGGTTGGATCAAAAGATAAAAAAGCATTAGATAAATTTTTGAAATTGGTAAATGCTGGACAAAATAGAGAAGCCATCAATTTGACATTTTTGGGTGATGATGGAAAGGTATATACATTTGGTCAAATACGCAAACCAAAAGTTACCGCAAATATGGGAGACACTGCCGAAGGTGTATTTGCTGCTGCAATTTTTTGTCGTTTTACAAATAGAAATACAGATGTGTCTGTGGCAGATGTATTCAAAGTTTTGAATGGCATAAGAAAAACAGAAAAAGTAAAGGGCGGTGCCAAAATTGAAAAAAATGTAAAAGCTGAAAATAAAGGTATATCATTAAAGGATGATGTGAAGTTATACATATCTTTGGCACCCGCTAATTTAAATTTTTTGATTGATAGAAAAAGTAGAGCAGCATTGAATGGTTATGCACAATCTTCGGTAGCATATGCAAATCATGAAACTGTAAAAAAATGGACAAAGATGGTATATGAAAATAAGAGATATGATCAAATAGAAATAATATCAGATGGTGTTGGTAGTTTGCCCGGAATGGGACAGACCACTACTAAGGTTGATACTTTTGTCCGTATTACAAATGATAAGGGTAAGTTGATGCCTGTTGATGTTAAGGTATCTCTAAAGGTTGATGATGTTAAACAGTTTGGTCAAAAGGGTGGTGTTAATTTTGAACGCGAAAAAAATGCACAGGGAAAAACAGTTGATGGTTATGTAGAACTTTTTGATAAATTGTTTGGTATTGATATTAGCTCAAGGAAAAGGACGTACAAC